TGAGTTGAGTCACGTTCGCTCCCGTGAAGACATTGAGTGACCCCACGTTTCCTGAAGTGACGTTTGCAGAGGCGGTGTTCAGGGTCACTGCGTTCGCGCTGAAAAGGTTAGAAAGTCCCGAAACTGTGAGTTGAGTCACGTTCGCTCCCGTGAAGACATTGAGTGACCCCACGTTTCCTGAAGTGACGTTTGCTGAGGCGGTGTTCAGGGTCACTGCGTTCGCGCTGAAAAGGTTCGAAAGTCCCGAAACTGTGAGTTGAGTCACGTTCGCTCCCGTAAAGACATTGAGCGACCCCACGTTCCCTGAAGTGACATTTGCCGAGGCGGTATTCAGGGTCACTGCATTGGCGCTGAAAAGGTTCGAAAGTCCCGAAACTGTGAGTTGAGTGACGTTCGCTCCCGTAAAGACATTGAGCGACCCCACGTTTCCTGAAGTGACATTTGCTGAGGCGGTATTCAGGGTCACTGCATTAGCACTGAAAAGGTTGGCAAGTCCCCATACTGTCAAAAATCCAATATTTCCTGTAGTCGTATTAGCTGACGCAACATTTAGGGTCACTATATTGGAGGTGGAAAGGTTCGCAAGACCCGTGACTGTGAGTTGAGTCACGTTCGCCCCTGTGAATACATTGATCGTTCCTACATTTTGAGTTGTGATATTTGAACTCGCGATATTTGCGAGAGTTGCAATGACGTTCGTGGTTACCAGGGCATTTGTTGCATACACATTTCCAAGAACGTACAGGGTTGTTGTGATGCTTGGTGTCGTCGTGATCGCGGGACCCATGTAGACTGGTCCCAGAAGTGACTGTCCCGACGTAGAATACATTTGGAAACGCGTCGTTCCATAATTCACGAGCCAAGAATTGGCAAGACTTTGATTTGCAAGAATCATATTTTCACTTGCATCCTTGGTGAGACTCACGCCATTTCCAGCACCTATCGAAGTATCTGAAAGGTTAATTGCGACAGAAGTTGCGCCAGTCGCCCCGATTTCGAATTGACTTGTAGGATTATTCATGTTGAGACCTACCCGACCGGTATTGGTCATCAGGAGAGACCCTGAATCACTCACAAACTTTACTGGATTCTGACCGGAGAGGGCTGTTACGCTTAAAGAGTTTGCCCAGACGTTACCCGTTGTGACTGAGTTACTTACTGACAAATTACTCAAGAGACCTACACTTGTGATATTGAGTTGAGCTGGATTTACAACTGAATCTGCTAAAGGAACAGAGCCCACTATATTGGAAGAAGTGATATTCGAAAGAGCGGACCCGTTTCCACTGAAAGCATCGGCAGTAAGCATGCCAGAAACTGAAAGACTTGTTAGGGTTCCCACACTGGTGATGTTAACCTGAGCAGGATTGGTAACCACACTGGCAGTGGCAACAGTTCCCGTCACATTTGCGGCACGAAGATTTGCAATTCCAGATCCGTCAGAGGTTATTAAAAGTCCTTGGACATTAAGGGACGTGAGTGTACCGACGCTGGTGATGTTGGGTTGATCAGCTCCTGAGACTACCAGAGCGACGTTCGCCTGTGCCACGTTACCCACCAGGTTGGATGAATTTAGGTTTGAAATTCCCGAACCGTTGGAGATTATGACTAAACCCTGGACGTTTAGGTTAGAGAGGATTCCCACACTAGTGATGTTGGGCTGGGCGTTCTGGGTAACCACCTGAGCTGCATAAACAGTCCCAAAAATATTTGACGAATTTAGGTTTGAAATTCCAGACCCATCTGAGATGGTTGCCAGACCCTGGACGTTGAGGTTTGAGAGAACCCCCACGGAGGTTATGTTGGGTTGACCGGCACCCGTGACTGACGCCGCAGTTCTCACGGTCCCATTTATGTTTTGAGAGTTTAGGTTTGTGATAGCGTACCCGTCGCCCGAAATTTCTCCTGAAACATCGAGTTTGACGAGAGTTCCCAGACTTGTGATGTTAGACTGGGTATTCCCTGAAACTGTCAGAGCAACGGTCGAGTTTGCCACGTTACCCACAAGATTTGACGAATTTAGGTTTGAAATTCCTGAACCGTTGGAGACTACCAGAAGTCCCTGAACATTGAGACCTGTGAGGGTTCCCACACTGGTGATATTTGGCTGGGCAGCTCCGGACACCACCAGGGCAACGGTCGAGTTTGCCACGTTTCCAGTCACGTTCGACCCGTTAATGTTTGAAATTCCTGAACCGTTGGAGACTATCAGAAGTCCCTGAACATTGAGACCTGTGAGGGTTCCCACACTGGTGATGTTGGGCTGGGAAGCTCCCGAGACGACCAGAGCAACGGTCGAGTTTGCCACGTTTCCAGTCACGTTCGACCCGTTAATGTTTGAAATTCCCGAACCGTTGGAGACTATCAAACGTCCTTGAATATTGAGACCTGTGAGGGTTCCCACACTGGTGATATTAGGCTGAAAAGCCTGTGAGACCACCAGGGCAACGGTCGAGTTTGCCACATTTCCGCTAACACTTGACGCACTGATATTGGAAAGTCCGGAAGCGTTTCCAAAAATATTTGAAGCATAAACAGAGTTCATGTTTGAGGTCCCATAGACGTTCAGGGTATTTAGACCAAAAATAGTCACTGTATTTGCAAAAAGGTTATTGACATTCATGGTTGTGACATTTGCCGTCCCAACCACGAAAAGGTTAGAGCCTGTCGGGGGGTCATTCAGGGTCCCGATGGAGACGCCGTTAGCAGTCGCAATGTTAAAGAGACTGGTGGGTGTCCACTGAGTCTGAACGTTGACCGCGTTTGAAACAATGCCATATTGATCAATTATAAGTTGAGGAATGTTTGCCTCGCCACCATACATACCAGCAACAACTCCCGTTACTGGAAGAACTGTATTACTCAATGTTCCTATGTTTATACTAGATGCATTAATATTGAAAAGATTTGATCCATCTCCTGAAAAATAAAGAGCATTTGCATAAGTGAAATTTGCAAGTAAATTGCTTGAGAGAGTAATAGCTTCTACTGTGTTTACATAGAGAATGTTTCCAAAAACAGCTCCACCATTACTTCCTGATACATTTCCAGTATACACAGTAACTGTAACTGGTGAAGCGACAGTTACGGTAGATCCTCCTCCACCTCCACTGCATCCATTCGTGATGCTATCTCCACCCATGGTTATCTAGCTTTTACTGAGATTATTATGAGTAGTCCAAAAAAGGCGACTCCTGCAATGATTAACAGTTGTTTCTTTTGGTCATCACCACCCGAGTCCCACTGGACGGGCGAGGGGAGACTGAGTGGTCGACCAGGGTCCTCATCTGGAACGTGAACAGTTTTGAAACGTAGGATGAACATATTTCGCCCAAGATCAATAGCTGGACTAAAATTATTATCAACAAATACGTTCCCATTATTCGGTTGACGCCATGTAATTGTCAGACGGTCTAACTTGTCGATGCGCGAGGGAAAATCTTGGAGAATTCGGTAATTTGCGTTATAAAATTCACCATTGTTCACAACGTTTGATGAAGAGTAAATGTTTCCAAAGGCATATGTAGATGTCTTCACTGGGATGGTGGCAAATGAGCCGTAAAAAGCGTTGGCGGTTGGAACGGTTTTCATGAGCGCATCAGCGATGAGATTTCTGGGGGTCCGGAGTTCTGCGATATCCAAAGTCAGATACTGTGAGCTGTACACGTTCGGCAACATTGCCGAGAGAACCTCCACCTTGGTGATATTCTGGATGGGGGTCGTCAGGTACAGAGTATATGAATTTGAATTTGGAAAAAGGGATTGATTCCTATTATTGGAATCGACGTAGACTGTATAGTCCATCTAATATTTGCCGAGTATTTATTTACATAAGTGCAGCGCCTCCACGTTCAGGGTACAGGCACACGTTGGGCTTTGAGCATGTGATGCGGAGCGTGAGACTTGTGCCTCCGAGAAATTCCACCTGAGAACCACTTGCGGTATACAAATTTACAGTAAATTTCTCAATTTGGCGGATTGGCTCGATGAAAGGAATTTCAACTGGAAAGTAATTTCCAACTGTAAATATCGTTCGGTGTCCTGTAGTTACCACATCATCTAGAGGGACAAACACAAGTGAGGTTGCGAGCTGTCCCACATTGGAAATGGAGACGAGAGATGATGCACCTTCCGTCGAGATCTTTCCGGCAACCTGAATTCCATATTGAATATTAGTTCTGTCATTAAACTTGGACTTGAGTTCCTCAATGTTCAGATAATAGCCCAGAGTCTGCACCGGTGCAAATGCATTACCGTGGAATGTAAGTGAAAGAAGCTCCGCCTTGATAACGTTTCGCAAAGGGATGTTCATGTAGCCGATGAAGCTCGTATTTGAGCTGGCACCGACTGAATCAACACGGATCGTGTACACCTCAGTGTCACACATATTACTTTAATCTTCTATTTTTTTAGAGGAATTTACTTTTCAAGCAGGGAACCGCCAACACCGTCTGCAATCGTATAGTCGCGCATCTGATCACGGACCATGGCTGAGCCGCCGCACAGCCCACCTGGGGTCAGACCCACGGTGTAGTAGTCGGAAGACTCTGAGGGACCTGGCACACAGTCCACACGATCCTTCAGGGCGAAGATATCACCGTTGGTCTGGCGGGCGGCTGGACCGGCATTCACCAGCAGAGGGGCGGGCTCGTAGCCGCTCTTGCCACCCTGGATAACCAGGACCAGGATAGCCACGAGCAGACCAACGATGACGGCGTGGATGAACATTTTTCCAAACTTGATC